GTTACGAATACAGAGAAAAAAGTTTTGTACTCACGCCTGTATCACTACATTGTTTTAAGTTTGTTACATATATTGTTACAAATAAAAATGCAGAGAGATTTGTACTCTCTGCATTATATATTTTAGGCATTAGTCATGCTAATGTACTTAACAATTGGCACAGCGACAGTGTCATCGACTACTGCTTTGATATAAAGAAGATAAGTAGCACCAGAGTCAATGCTTACAGCTTTTGGAGTTTGGCCTATCATTGGTAAAGGTTTTTTGATAAAGAAATTTATTGTATGTGCATTGCTGTCAGTGTTAGTAATAAGGAAGAGTTTACCTTCGTCCTGAGCTGTATTGGTAGTGAACGTCAAATCAGATGCAATCTCGAAAGCGCCGATAGCCCCGTGAGTAATGTCAGCGTAGTTGGTAGTAAGTTTGGTTACATTGAATGCGTCAGAGCTAGAGCCGTAAACAACGTGAATGGTTTTACCAGCAAATAAAGTAGTAGTAACGGTGACAAAGATAATGTTAGTGTTCTTATCAACGTTATCGTTGATAGCTGTAATGCTTGCGTCATCGGTCGTAATGTTGACGTGATAATCAACCTGAGAGTATACATGAACAACGTAGGTTTTACCTACCTCAGAAGGAATTTTAATGTTGACGTTGTTTTTGGACGCAGCAGTTACGTTAAAGGTAGAGACAGGCTTAATGGCAATAGCTGTGGTATCAGAGTTGCCAATATACTGTCCAACATCGCTTTCCAGAGTAAAATCAAAGGGCACAGCGAATAGGCCGTTTTTGAGAGCCACAGCAGTTGCACTAGTAGAACTGGCAACTTTATACAAACTGCCGCCACCGTCACCGACAGCATTAGCACCACAGGTAATCAGCGTGTATTCAGGCTGAATAGTGGTGTCATTGACCATTTCCTCTTTGGTGTTGTACGCATGAATAGTAGTGTCAAAGAAATTGTCAACATTGGCGTTGTACGTCTCCACGTTCTGGTTATACCGTTCCACATTTTCCTGATACCGCTCAACGTTCTGATTGTACTGCGTCACCTGAGCATTCCAGTCTGCGCTCTTAATCCAGAACTCAGTATTGGTAATCTCAGTGTTTGCAGGAACAGTTTTGCGGCTGACATAGCTCTGGTCATTGGTATACACCACGCTAAGAGCGGCGTATTCGCTGGACTTATCCCAAGCGCCCATGAACTGAGGAGCATAACGAGCACCAATATACTTCTTAATAGCCATATTATTGACCCCTTTCATATAATAAACTGTCCACCCGTTGAACCAGAACACCCGGTTCACCCTCCCGATAGGATTGAAGAGTGCCTATCACACGTTAAAGTTACTGCACGACTTCAGGTTGCCAGAGCAAAGCAAGTTTGCCATAGTCTTCAGAATCAGGGTTCATTTCTGTGTCAAAGTCAATGAAGTCCCAAGTATCAGGAATCCAAGCAAGGAAATAGCCGTCCTCGTTGATTTCAAACCAGACGTATTTCACAATTTTGGAAACCATCACCTGTAAGTTGTTGTCAATCCACGTTGCAAGCGCCTGTACATAAGTCTCGATATACTCACCGTTAATGAGTTTCTGGACCTCAGTATAGCACTCCTGAACAGTTTTGTCAAGCTGTGCAATTTTGGCATCAATGTCTTTCTGATAGTTGTTCTGCTGTGTAGTGACATTAGACTTGAACTGTGCGTTCTCGTTGTTTACCTGGATTTCAAAAGCATCCAGCTTGCTCTGAAAATTGGTTTCCAGCTGTTCAATTTTAGTATCGTAGTCACTGTAGAACTCGATAATTTCATTGAACTGTTTCACAGCGCTGTTGTAGGTTTCCACAACTCGTGCCAGAATCTCATAGTCGCTAGAACCCGGAAGGAAAGTATTCAGGTCAAACTTACCAGGAATCGGCAGGAATGGCAACGGAGTAAGAGTAGTAAGCGGCATAGTGACACCCCCTTTACAGATGGAAGTAGTCGAGCACCCACTGAAGCAGGGCGCTCAAGAATTTAGCCAAGGAGACTAAATCCATAATTGTCACCCCTTTCAGGGCAGTTTAATCCATCCCTCGATGTGGTACTCCTGAGAAGCGGCGGTAGCAGAACCCAGAGAAATGGTGATATCGTGGATGCCGTCAACGGAACTGAAAGTATTCTTAACCGTTGCGGCGGCAGTTGCGGCATGGTCGGAACTGGTGTTGTACCAATTCAGCTCAGCGTGCTTGCCGACATTGGGCAGGTTCACACGCAGGACAGGGCTGTTTGCTTCGACAATGCCGGAAGCAGTGAACACAGCATTGACGTGCAGTGCATCGTTCAGCAAGTAGGAAACATCTTCATTGATTTTGATTTTGCTGTCAGCAGACTTAATGAAGTTGACCATAGTTTTACTCCTTTACAAAATTCCCATGAAGCAATCTTTCAAACTGTCTATAACTTCTAAATCCAGATTGCGTACGGATTCAGAGTATTCTTTGAACAGTTCTGCGTAAGACTTGTTGTTCAATCCAGACACAGTTCTGTTCCGGTTGTCATTGTGCTGTCTGTCTGCTGTGGTGCGTTCATCGAGTGTTGTAGTTTCTTTGCTGTTATAAGTGGTGGTATCCGTGCTGTTACTGTTTCCTGTGTTAGTTCCATTGTTTTTATTTTTGTTAGCAGAGGAAGCGTAGGTGTTATTTGCGATATCACTCTCGATGTTGAGCATTTGAGCAGGAGTGTCAGAATTAACATTGAGAGTGTAATCGTTATGGGAATTATTCTGTGTACTGATATTGTTGGTAGTATCAATACCAGACCTAGCAAGCACATCAGTACCAGTTTTAGTGCCGTTATCCGAACTAGTACCGTCAGCTTTGACAACTTCAGTGAGAGTACCGCCAGTGTAGAACTGCCATTTTTCAGCCATAGCGTCATACAGCATGTTGAAGTAAGGCATTTTCTCGTTCAGTGTGTTGTTCAGGAAGAACTTGAATCTATCAGGTGGCAAACAGCAAATTTCGTTGAAGTAGTAGTGGTTAATGATTTTCTGGTTCAGTGCTTCTCTCCACGCCTGCATATCGCCAGCAGAACGGAGAAAAGAAGGAAGAGGGTAATCTTTCATGCCAATGTCGAATCCATCGAGAGTAAGCAGTTTGCCAAGTTCAATGGTGTACGTTGCCATTATCCCTCACCCCCGTTATCATCTTCACCACGAGCACGCACATAGGAGATAGTAGAAGCATTTTTGCTGTACTTGTCACCGTCAGTGATGTAAGGCGCATTAGCCAGTCGAACAGATACGTTCAGCCCGAACATATCATTGATAAGTTTGCAAGCGTGTTTACGTTGTGACAGGCCAATGTAAGCCAGAGCATTTGCTTGCTGGTCAAACTGTTCAACCTCGTCAGTTACTCGCCGTTCACGTTTGAAGTCTGCCATGCCTATACCAAGGAAAGACAGGTACTCGTTGTACTTCGTAATCTTGATATCCTGTAACTGACCAGCAACGAACGGCGCATCTGTGCGGAGAACCATGAAACTGTTCGGGTCAAACGTGCCTTTCATCCCGTAGATAACAGGAGTGTTGCCAGTGTATTTCTGATATACAGCCTGCGCTGTCTGTTTCTGCTTGGTATCAGTCAGAATCAGGACAGGAGTTTTCTGAGCTCCGATGTTGACTTTGATAGTCTGGTCGATATCGTACAAGTCCCGTGTGTAACGGATAGTAGTAAGGAAAGTTGGGTACATATCGGGGGTGTTTCTGATAAGTACACAGTCCTTCATATCGTATTCTGGGAACGTTTCCACAGAGCTGATAGGTCTGATATACATAGGCTCATTGTAGAAGTTGATTCCACGAAGTGAGCCATTTAGACACATATAGCCACGGGTTGCATGGTTGAAGAAAACAGCTTTACCGTAGGTGAATAGGCAATATTCAAGATATCGTTCATTCACACTGTCAGGTAGCCCTTCCCACTTAAACATTGTGCAAGCCAGAGATTTAAGGCGATAGTAGTAGTCAGCGTAAGCGGCGTGGGATGCTTCTTTGTCTGCGAGTTCGTTATCGTAATTGTACATTTGAATCACCTCTTAACCGAATATGGAGTTGATAAGCCAGCTAACACCAGCGGTGGCAAGAGCGCCGACAATATAGCCGACAGGGCCAGCAATGGCCGCTCCAATTTGCCCGCCTATCTGTGAACCAGCGATATTAACTGCAAGAGTAGTTAAACCAGTAACAACCCAGTTAGATACGACTGGAACAAGATATTTTTGAACAACTGTGGTAGCGACTGTTGATACAACCTGAACCAGAACGTTTTTAGCCGCTTGCTCAATAGATATATCGCCTTTCATAACACCGCCAATAGACTGGCACATAGTGTTGATGATACCGGGCACTAAGTCTGCGGCAATCTGGTTAAGTTCTGTGCTTTGTGAATGAGAACCAATGTAGGAAGTAATTGCATTTGCTAGCGCATGAGAACCAAGTTCACAAACATAGTCGATTGACTGTCTCTTGGTTACTTCCAAGAATTGACCAGCGGCTAGTTTTACATCACCTGTTGTAAGTGCAGTGGTAACGGCTTGCCAGCCGTTTGCAACAATAGTGTCAACATAAGAATCAAGTAGATTCAGTGTGTGTACACCTAGTTCAGAGTTGCGGTCAATCTTAGTAACGTCTACAATCCAGTCTTTTAGCTGTGATTTTGCTTGGTTAATTTCGTTCTGTGCGGCTTGCTGTCCAACGGATATAGCATATTGAAGCAGGTTGTTTATTTTGTTCTCAACGTACCAGATGGAGTTGTTTACAACGTCAGAGCAGAACTTGTTAAGAACTCCGCTAAAATCACCAGTTGTAAGAATGTCGGTGGCATAGCCAGCGGCATTTGCTTTGATACCGTCTAACTGCGCTTTAACATAGTCTTTAATCAGCTTTGCTAATTCGCTGGAAGGGTCAACGTTCTTTGCGGCTATGATTCTGTCAGCGATTCCATTTACAGTTTCGTTGAACTGAGATTCAGTAACAGTCCCGTCCTCAGATGCCGCACCCTGAATCACTTTGATATCAGCATCAGTAACATAAGGGCTTTTGTGCATTTCAACTTGGCTGTAATGATTTTCAGTATATGGGATGCCGGGAAAGTCTTTTATGCTGTTAGGGTTTACACTGAACTCGTGACTTATTTTGCCACCGTCAAAGTTGGTGTAATCTGTTCGAGTAGCAGATGTGAAATAAATCTGAAAGTGGAGATGATATCCAGTGGATTTACCTGTGTTGCCGACTGTGCCTATCTGGTCACCTTGCGAAACCTTTGTCCCAGTAGAAGGGCCAATTTTTTCCATGTGAGCATAGCGTGTATAGTAGCAGTTACCGGCAGAATCAGTTGTATCATCGTGGCGAATAAGAACGGTGTTGCCCCAAGAATCGGAAGAGTAGCTTTGAACAACTGTGCCAGCTTTTACAGCGTAGATAGGTTTTCCAGCAATCTGACCGGGTGTTCCAGTAGTAAGGTCAATAGCAGGGTGAGAAGTACTGAAACCAGTAGTACAATACCAAGTTCCAACGCCTAGTGGATGAAACCATTCATCAGTACTGTAAAAACCAGTAACGTTATTTTGTGCATTACTTCCGCCAGTACCGGGTGAACCAGCAGTCACTTTGATTGTTATATAGTCGTGGTTGTTGGCAACAAAGTTATTGGAAGTCAGCCAAGGGTTCAGCTGTAATAGCGTTTGGGCAGGTACGCCGCACATTGTTGAAATCTGCTGAATATCGTCCATCCATGAACCAGTATACTGCACTTTTAAGGTGGCGTATACGGCATTGCTGGCAGTTGACGCAGTTTTGAACTCTTTTAGCGTTTCTGCCGCTGAGTTCGCCATATAATCACCACCTTACACAATAGCATTGTTTTGTCCGAAGTTTCCGTATGTTGCAGTGTAAACCCAGAAGAATATGCCGTTATTGAATGCACGCTTGATAATGTTCATATCATCGTCTGGGAAGTTGCCGCTGGCATTCAAACCATTGGTTTTGATGTAAGTCCAGCTTGCTCTTGCATGAAGGTTGATTGCTCGGTATTCGCTCTGTTTGTAGCCATAGACGGTGAGGAACTTGTCACAACGTTCAACAATGTCTCTTGGAAGAACCTTATACCCATATGAGAACACTGTCTTGCCAGTAGCAATGTAGCCATTAGAAGCACTCATGCCACCAGTTGCAGGCGCATTGTAGTTTTCAGAGATAGCGGCAAGGTCTTGTGTAATCTCGTCAATACCCGAAAACTGAATAGCGGCTTTGGTTGCATTTGATATTACATTACTGGCATTGCTAGTTACATTCTGGATGGATTGATTAACTCTGCCCGTTGCCACTGTGATAGGGTTCATAGTATCAATGACGCTTCCAGCAAGTCCAGCGATTGAACCGACTGAACCAACAACAGCTTGTGCAGTGTTTCCTACTCGCACATTCTTTTGCCGTTCGATGTATATAGCATTACTTCCGCTGTGCAAATTGTAATCGTTTTTGTACTGGTTGTAGCTCCATCCACTTTCTGGAATGGAAGCAAACATAGATATTGTAGAAATAGAGCCATCACTGTAATTCTCAACGAATGCACTGATAGTTCCGCTTGTCTGGTCAGCTGAAACTTTAATATTAACTTTGCTATCGGTGATGAACACGGGGTTGAAATCAGTCTCCTGTCCGTACATACTCATAAAACAAGTAACGAACGCAGACGAGAGCATTTTATTGTTTTTTGGTGTATAGCCAGAAATAGAACTAGGATACTTAGAAAAGGAAACGGCCATAGGCCCGTTCTTGAGCTTGTAAGGGTACTGTTGTAATTTTATAACCGCTGTTGCTGTGCCGTTCTTAACGTAGCTGTCAAGAATAGAGCCAACACCGGGATTATCAATGTGGAAGTCAACAAGGTTCTGCCCACCGGAGTAAATGCCAGAGTTCACAGAACCAGTTCTGGATTCTCCTGCATAAGTGGAAGTGGCAAACAGCGCAATGCCATCTGGTGCAAGGTCAGTTGAACCAGCCACCTGATAGCCACCCGGATTGCCAACGCTGAAATCCTCAGGCACGATGTTATCTCCGGCAACATCAGTATCACTGTGGCATCTATCAACATAGCTGTCATAGTATGTGATATCGAAGAACCAAGTCTGTATGACATCTGTGCTGACGTAAAGTCTAACGGAACTGTTGCTTGCCCACTCGATTCTATCAATGAAGGCATAGAACCATTTATTGGTAAAGTTGTTGTTCTGGTACATGATGTAGTTGCAGTTGTACAGCAAGTCCACTTCGCCGTCCACAACAATAGTGTTATTCTTTTTAATGTACTGGAAGTTCTCGTAGGTTTTAATAGTCTTTCCTAAGAAGTAGGAAGTCTGTGCTTCTCGGTTAGGAAACCACAATGTGTTTCTGTAATCACTCTCGAGTGGTGTGCTGAGTAGCCTTAAAGCAGTTGTTGGTGTAAACATAATTTGTACCTCTCTTGCCCCTGTCCCGCCCTCACTGGTCTAAAGCTAAACCAGTTACCGTAAGAGAGAAAATTATGGAGCAGTTACGTTATGAAGATTACTCTTCGGTGAATGCCCACGCATTAGCAAACGGACTGCAAGCCATAGTCTCCCAGTGATGCAGGAAGTAGGTGCGGCTCAGAGTGCTTGCATTGTACGGGGTTTCGGCCATCTGGAAGCGGTTGTCATGGGTGCGCAGGAAGGTGTTGTCTGCGATGATTGCCAGCGTCTTAGCGGCATCACCAGTATCACCAAAGCTGTCGACCATAACCTGACGGCCAAGGAAATCAGCCTTGCTCATGTTGAACGCCTTAGCCAGAACTTCAACGTCAGTAAAGGCGGCAACGTCAGCACGAACCAGAACACTGATACGGTCAGGAGAAGTCCAAGTGGTCAGGGGGGTTGCGTTTGCAATGCCCTGAGCGGTAGCCATCTTCTGATAGCAGTTGTACTTGGTAGAAGGGAACTGGAACTGAAGGTACTTGGCACGCAGGTCGGTGACAAGGGTTTCAGCAAATGCCCGGTGGTCAGCACCAGCGGCCAGAGAGGTTTTGTTGATGTTGCCATCGTTGATAGCCTGACCAACAACACCCTTCATCAGCGTGAACTCGTCGATATTGTCACCACTGGTCAGGGTGTTCAGAATCATCGAGACGAAGTTGTTGAAGGTGTCGGCGTTGGTGAAAGCGCCAGCCAGAACGGCATCATAGACAGTAACCTTGTACTTGTCCTGCCGGTTGCGGCGGTAGTAGACGGTTTTAACGTCAGGAGAAGCAGGAGACAGAACGTCACTCATTGCAGAGCTGTCGTAGGGAGTAGCAACAGCGGGGTTCGCAATGCTGTCCTGCACGTCAGTGCCGTAGGGAATATCGACACCTTTGAAAATGCGAAGGGGGTTGTCATAGGTCATGTTGTGCGCTTCCTGAAACAGAATGCGGTTCACCAGTCCATTGATGAACTCATTCATAAAGGGAGTGTACTGCATGATAGCGCCACCCGTTGCCTGAAGAGTGGCATTGGTAGCAAGCGGAATGTTATCTTTCAGCGTGGAACTAGTCTCAATGACTGCGTTCACAATGTCGATAGCAGTTGCCATAGTTTGTCACTATCCTTTCTAAAATGTTTAACCCTTAAGATTAAGTCGGCCATTGGTAAACAGGCGGTTGATAGGGTCTTTGTCCTCTTCCGGGCGAACACCCTGTTTTAACTGTTCATCTGGAACAGTAACACGAAGGAAGAGATTCATGTTATCTTCTTTCAACTTCGCATTTTTAGCAGTGAGTTCATCCACACTGCGAAGAGCGGTCGCTTTTGCGGCAACCTCTTCACTGAAACCAGTGGTCAGTTCTGCCAAGATGTTGGTTACTTCGCCTTGGTCTGCGTTATCGCCCAAGTGCTTGATAAGCTCCTGTGTCTTGGCATTGAAATCGGCAAGCTCCATAATTTGCTCCTTTCAATTATTTAGTGGTTGTTCGGTAGTCCCACCGTGACTTTCCCTCTCTTACATCCACATGAACAAAGGTATCATAAATACCAAGCCCAAGCGAATTAGGGTATTTAGAATTGAGCCACGAGTACAGCTTGAGCGGCGAAACGCCTGAGATATAAATATCTGCGGCATTGCCAAACATATGCTGTGATTTAGGACTGGAATTTTTGAGTGAACTGTTGTAAGCTACTGTGCGGTATCCAGAGTTGATATTAAGCGGTTTGTTGTAGTGGTTACGTATAATTTCAAGAAGTTCAAGAAGTGCTTTGTTTAGCACAATGACACGGGATAAGTCAGAACAGCGAAACTCGTGCGCTTTGAAGTGAGGTGACAACTGTTCATCAGGGTTGAGGGTGTAGTCGAAAACATAATATGATTTAGCTTTCATAATATTACCTCTCAAGCGCTTGTATTGATGTGCCGCCAAGCACCCCAGCTAGTATTAGTGAATTCACGCACATAAATCACATTAGAGGATTCAGTCGGAAAAATCAACTGCCACACCCAATGTCCTGTTACAGTAACCACCATCATGTTCCAGTAGTGATAACCACTAGAAAACGGTGTGTTGCTAGTGCCGGGATATGATTGCTCATAAAAGCCGGGTGTCTTGATGTTATTAAGGTTCGTTTCGGATGTAGACTGTAAAAAGCCAAGCATTCCTTGTGGCCCAACATCACCTTTAGGGCCTTGCGGGCCAGCTGGGCCTTGTACACCTTGAGGGCCTTGTGGGCCAGCCGGGCCGGGCAGACCAATGAAATCACCGTCTCGGGTGCCCTGCAACAAATCATTCAGAGCAGATTGCGCTTTAATTGCCGATTCATTAGCAATCTTAGCGGCGGCTTTTGCCGCTTCTGCTTCTGCATTGATTTCAGCTACTAGCTGTACCCAAGCAGGAGACGCTGGTTCGGGAGTTGTGCCGTCCTCAACACCAGAGTTCTCACTCACAACATAAGGGATATCAGCTGTGGTAAGAGCTTTCATGCCGTCAGTGCCCTCAATTGTGATAACACCACCAACCGTAGTAGCGGTAATCAAAGCGGGCACATTGACGTAATCACTTACAAACAGCTGTGCTGGCGGGTCTTGTTTATTTGCTGTGTGAAAGAAAGCTCTTACAGTGAGGTTTTGTCACACCTTAGAGCGAACAATGTGTAGACGGTAAATGTTAGCGTTCTTCTGATAGCCAAAGTAGATAGTGTTGTGCCATTCGGTGGGATAAATTCTAACCCCGCCGTTGTCAGAAAGCAGTAGCTCAACGTCAACCATTGTTCTCACCTTCTTTCTTGTTCAGTGCAGACAGGAACGGCGCAACCAGTTTAACCAAGTCGTGGTTAATCTGACCCAGATTCTCAAGAATAGAAATAGCTTCCGTGACGATAATCAGAGTGCAGACAGTTGCGGCGGCAGATAAATTGAAACCCATGTCCACATAGTCCATAGCATAATCAGCGAGATAGCCGAACGCAATGAACAAGATAAAACTGGCTTTCTTGTAAATTCCTTCCCTTGCCTTTGTGGAGTTCAACTCTTTGTTTTTGACAGCTTTCAACACTCCGGTGAAAACGTCAATCACCATAAAGGCCAAAGCAAGTTTTACTTCCACTGGAACGGAACAGACGGTACTCATAAGCTCACCCCCTTTCCGGTCTAACTTCTATAATTATTATACCATAGGTGGTTGAAAAATGGAAGTAGGTATGATATAATTATTTTAGAGAGAAAATGTTCCATGTGGAACAAATAGGAATGATTCCTAACAAGGAGATGAGACAATGGGAGACTTCTATGACGGTACAAAGCTACTGTCTTTGATGGACACGAACGGCAACAAGCCAGAGATTTATATGTGCACCACCAACCGTTCTGGCGGTAAGACTACTTGGTTCAACCGATATTGCATCAAGCGTTTTATCAACTACAAAGAGAAGTTCATGTTACTGTATAGGTTCAACTATGAACTTGACGGATGCGCTGACAAATTCTTTAAGGATATCGGCGTTCTGTTCTATCAAGGACACGCAATGACCTCTCAGCGCAGGGCCGCTGGCATTTACCATGAATTGTTTCTTGACGGCGTTCCCTGTGGCTATGCTGTAAGTATCAATGCGGCAGACCAGATTAAGAAGTATTCTCATTTTTTCTCAGATACCACTCGAATGCTCATGGACGAGTTCCAGAGCGAGACAAACCATTACTGTGCAGATGAAGTAAAGAAGTTCCGGTCTATCCACACTTCTGTTGCTCGTGGACAGGGCGCTCAATCTCGGTATGTTCCTGTTTATATGCTGTCTAACCCTGTTACCCTACTGAATCCTTACTATGTTGCAATGAATATCAGCTCACGGCTGAATGACAACGTAAACTTTCTGCGTGGCGTTGGATGGGTGCTGGAACAGGGATATGTCGATGCCGCTTCTAAGGCTCAGGCTGAATCTGCTTTTAACAGTGCATTCAGCGGCGACACATACGATGTGTATTTGACACAGGCTGTGTATCTAAACGACAGCTCTGCATTCATTGAGCGCCCTGCCGGTGCTTCTCGTTACTTGGGCACTATCCGCTATATGAACAAGGAATATGGGCTGAGAGAATTCCCAGACACTGGTGTTATTTACTGTGATGATAAACCAGACTTGACTTACAAGTTCAAGCTGGCAGTCACAACAGACGACCATAGAGTGAACTATGTTATGCTCAATGCGTACAAGATGTTCACAGACCAGATGCGGTATTTCTTCGACCGTGGCGCTTTCCGGTTTAAGAATCTGCAATGCAAAGAAGTTATCTTGAAAGCGCTGTCTTACTAAGACACGTTCACGAAGTGAACAAAACAAATCTGCGCTATGCGCACACTTATGTCGCATGAGCGTAGCGAATTAACTTATCCCTCTGAGACAGTACCACCGATACAGGCGGGTTTTGCAACGGCGATGAACCGTCCGCTATGTAGTTTCGTATCTGCAATGCGCTTTGGTGCACCTCAGAGACAGGATATAGAAAACCCCTCTTGCCGTTCCGTTAGGTTCGACTTGAGGGGTTTGTTTTTATTTATGGATTGTGTTAATCATAATGCAAAGCCATAAGTCAAGTTCAGCCATATTACCACCTCAATGACAAAAGAGCCGCAAGAATCAACAATGCATCACAAATGTACACCGACTTGTCAAGTTTATACTTGTATCTGCACACAGTGATATAAATAGAGTAGGATGCCGCAATTGCAAACACGATAACTTCGCTCACTTTTTATTCTCCTTTTCTTTAGTGTACCACAGTGTAAACCCAGAACCAGCAATGATTGCTGTGAACGTCTTATTGGTGTCAATATGGTACATGAAAACTTTAGACCTCAGCATATCATTGGACAGAGATGAAACTTTGATTGCCCCATCGTTGATGCCCGGCAGATGAACATACTCTCTGTTCAGAGAATATGCAACGTACATGAGTGAATCTTTAGACAGGCATTTTCTGTCATAGTTCTCTCCGGGGATGCGGATTAACAGGTGCTTCTTTTTGAGCTTTTCTTCTGCCGCTCCTTTTGCATCAGGGATAATCCCATTACCCATTCTGAGTTCCCCCTTGCTGTAAGCACTCACCAGCGTTTACCGCTGTCACCTTGTGGAAGATAAACCAGTCTTTAGGCTCAGGCTGATAGTGCTTGATGTGGTATTTGCAACTAACACAGTCACAGCCGCCTGTACGCTGGTCATAGGAATGGTCACAAATTTTATGCAACTCTATCATAGTATCACCCTTTCAGAATAATCATAACTTTGTCAAATGCACCTCTGGTAGCAAGGAACTGCCCATCAGGCTGAATAGCGGCAAATACTTTAACAATGCTCTTATCATATCGCCGCCACTTGTCACGCTCACTGAACTTGAATGTGTCAAATTCATCCTCACCATCAAAGGCAAGATGTACTTCAGTGTGCTCGTCAATGTCACACCACGCATACCAAAGTTCCTCTAGTGTAATCATCTTACGCACTCCCTAACTTGGATTCTTACTTTGCCTTTACGAACCTCAAACGTGCTCACATGAAGGTTTCTGAACTGGTTCTTCATGGGGTCAAACCGCCCACGATACAGGAGCGTGAAGAAACTCCACAGCTCAAACTCGGTTTTCCAGCCACAGTTCTGGCAAGACTGGTAAAATTCTTCAATAGTCATTATATCACCTCATTGTAAAATCAGTATCAACCAGCAACACGCCGCCTTTGATTCTTCTAGGAAGCAGTTTACCGGGAACTGTTAAACCTGTCTTAAAATCTTTGAATGTTCGTGTTTTACTGAGAAATGCAATCTCTTCTGGTGTAAGTTTAGAATCAGATAGCGGTTGTTCCTCATTTCTTGGATTTATGCCGTTCTCAATGTCCTCTGCAACTTTGTTGTCAAAGGATTCTGCAAACAGGTCTTTGCACTTTTTTGGCATTCCTGCACATTTGATATTGTAGTAAGGGTTCTCTATCGGATCTAAGTCCTCGGCTACAACGTGCTCAATGTACGTCTTTTGTCGCACAAACCAGCCGATATCCCAGCTCGATTCTAGCTTCCAACAGCAGAAATTTGATGGGTGCACTGTAATGCCTTTTAACTGCTCAGGCGGCAGGTCACAGTGTATACTGTCTGTGTCGGCGTAGATAAATCCGGGCTTGTCCTTTCCGTAATAATTTTGTTGAGCCGCACGAATGGTAAAGTTGCGGGCATAACTAGTGATAGCTGAACCAACTGGAATGTATCCGGGTTTTTTGTCATTTTCGTCCACCTCGTAGAATCCAACAGAACCATCATCTTTTTCAAATGCAACTTTGAAAGAGCTGTTCATGCTAGATGCCATTTTTCCGTATAAGTTGTTTAGAAATAGTTTTGCAAGTTGTCTCATAGCGCCTTTGCTTGTCTTTTTGATTGCGGCATACTTGTCAATGTACTCGTCAAACAGACCAATAGTTGAATCAAACTCACAGTAATCAAGTAGTTCATAATCAACTAGATTGTAGTGTTCACGCAGTAGAATGAAATCTGTCTGTGTTAATGTAAGCTCAACTCGTGTATCGTGTAAGTTACCGTCAATGTCATAGTATTCGGACCGTGGAATACCGTCTTTGCCAACAATATCTGAGCTTTCCAGTGCTTCTGTTCCTTTGTACATCCAAGAGCCTTTAATCTGTACAAAAGGCAACTTACCGGGTTTCAGATAGAACCGGGTCTTAATGCGGAAGAAATAGAACTTTCCGTATTCCCACAGCTTTTTAGGCTTTTCTGTCGGCTGAAACCAGAACGGGTCATATTTAATAGGACAATTGTATGCGTCCCAGATATCGCCTTCGTTTGCTTCAACATGAATGAACTTAGGCTTGCCAATAGGATAATCTGAGCCAGATTCAGAGTGCATTACAGAGGGATACAGACTGTTCACATCTGCTGTCACACCATTTCTATACTCCTTGCACTCTTTGCCTTTCACCAGATAACACCAGCCACCTTTGTACGATTTGTGAATCCATTCACCAGCTGTGCTAGAACCATAAACTTCTGGGTCAAGTGGTATTTTGTACAGGTCTGGGAACAGCGTGATGTAATCGTCTCCGACTGTGTGACCCTTCTTGAACTCGTCCAAACAGCACGAACCAATTGTCAATTTCTTGTGGCCCTCTGAGAACATAAATTCAAGTGCTTCTTTAATAACTAGAACGTCATTTGCAATGTACTTTAGTTCTTCTTGAGAGATAGGGCAACCAGCGTATCTGTGCCCTTTATACTCCATATCTAGTTTCTGGTGTTTGGTCTTGAAACTGATACCGATTTGTTTTAGGCTGAATGGAAGTAATTTAAGACTGTCTTTAAGTTCAATGTAGTGTCCATTCACTTTGATAGTCATAGTATACCATTGGCCCATATCTGAGATAACGTATTTGAACGACCTGTCAGGCATTTCCCAGTTCTTTTTGAACTTGCCGCCTTTCTGGTCTGGTGCTGGGTCAAAGGCTTGCTTGAATTTGAGGTCATAGAGTAGATACGACAACCAGAAGTTTCCATCAAATTTGAGATTGTGGAAGTATACCACAATGTTCTCGTTCAGTGATACATAATACTCATACAGCTCACCAATGGAATGGAAAACCATAACGTCCTCAGTCCACAGTTCAACACTAGCGGCACTCCACACCTCAGTCGCTGTCTGTTGTCTCGTATTCTCTTCAACTGTTGTCTCAAAGTCAGCACTGAAAGTTCGCCACTTTTCGGAACGTGACATTAGATATCATTCTCCATAATCGTTATAGTCGTATTGACCCTCGTACACATCTTGCATATCACTCATTCTGTGTCTGATGTTACCGGGCTGTCTATCTGACGGTAACAAAATCAATAGTACATCTTGAATTGCGCTACCAGCCGCTTCTTTATAACCAATAGATGCTATAATAGATGCTTCTTGCAACTTAGCATAGTTATCAGCTATTCTCTTAGCCGCTTCATGTACACCATCTTTTTCTATAAGGTTTTTCAGGGCAGAACGCATTTCCAAAATGTTGTCCATGTTCTGCTTCACCATTTCAACCTTGCCATAGTTCCTGTCACCTCTATAACTAGGTGAATCCCAGTCAGGGTGCGCAATATGCCACCAGCTATCCCCAATAGTGTTGTCTGGTGATGATAACACATCATGTAAGAAACTCTCGAATTGCTGATAAGCATTCAAATCAACAAACGTCTGTTCAACTGTGGTTGCAACGTTGTCAACCATCATATCAACTTCTTTTGCTGGTTCTCTATAAATAGGGCTTGTTGCGTATCTAGCATACCGTTCAGCCGCCTTCTCACCAGAAATAGGCTCACCACTGGCGTTGACTGCATAAACATAATCCTGTACTTTTTTAGGGTCACTAGCAATCTGTCGCATTTTTTGCACATCACGCAACCGATAACTACCAAGACTTATAAGACGCTGTAACTGTGGCACTACCTCAGCATTGCCACCATCTGCACGCACTTCCTGAATATACTGATTCACCTTGAGCAACAACTGCTGTTTGGCCTTTGCCAGCTCTCTAGCGTGCATAGCGGCTACTTGTTGGCGATGATTCATAATTTGTTCATCTCCTTTATAGAAGAATCCCGGCCAGTGAATTGGCCACCAGCCGGGATACTGTAAGTGATTTTATTTAAGAAGAACTTCGCCTTTCTTCTTAATTAGTTGTTATTCGTGCTTGTGATTAGCCGACAACAACGCAGTCGATGTAATCACGGCCGTTCTTGGACGTGGCAGTGGTTACCTGAATCTCGTGGAACTCTTCGCCGAACTGGGCGAACATTGCGACAGCGCTCTCAAAGGAACGGCAGAACGTTGCAGAATTGGTGCAGTAGGCAGAGCCGTCAGCGGCAGTCAGTGCCAGCAGTTTCATCTCCTTGCCGTCCTTGTCAGGCTCAGTGTACAGAACCCACTTGTCAAGCGTGATGGTCTGGCCCTTGATATCGGTCAGCTTCTTGCGCTCAGGGGACTGAACCAGCTTGTAAAGGTCAAAGGAAGATGCAACGTTAGCGGACTTGTTGATGATATTCATAGTGATACTCCTTACTTGTTATGTGTTTGTTGAACGTATAGACTTACTGTGCGTTCTCGTCAGACTTCTTCTGACGCTTGCCGAACTGGGCCGCTTCCTCAGGGGTGATATCGGTTTCATCGATAACATCGGCGTTGGCAAACCACTGACTGGCGGTCATACCATAAGTCTTGACCTTGCAAGACAGGCTGGTAACGGCAACGGGATTGAACTCGTCATTTTCCCAGACCTTCTGAACGGCCTTGAGTGCGGCAGAGTTGTCAGCGAATGCACCCTCAAGAGTGGCAGTCATATCAACCACCTCAAAGGTGTTCAGGTTGACGGCCTTGACAGTAGCAGTGGTGACGATAGAACGGCGGGTGATAGAATACTTACGCATGATGAATACTCCTTTGTTTTGTGTTGTGTTGAAGCGTCTAAATTAGGAGATGGTAGTTATCTCCCACACTTATTGTACCATATCTAGGTACAGATTAACATGGACATTTGTTGCGTTCGGGATAGAGATTTTATACGTCCAAGTTATGGGACTTTTCGATAAGATTGTCAAAAATTTAACAATCTGGTATTCCCAACTAAGGCGGGACTTCCAACAGTTTCAACATAGTTTTCAACACTCCTTTCTCGTGGTAATTTCCACGTTAGTACCCTGTACCGTAGTACAGGATACCTGCCTAGAAATTACAAGGCAAACAAGAGTTCAGCTTTACGATAGGTGAAATGCTCAAGCGGATAATTAGTGCCGGACTTGACCAACCAGATAGGCAAACCTTCTTCCAACAGGTAGGTCATAGCGTCAGTGGGTGTTTTGAAACGGTTATCGATATCAGGATAGAACGCCACATCCGGGTCATCAAAAACCCTCGTGTCCATAGCGTAATAGGTATTCTGGAGCTGTTCAGCAGAATACTGAACCAGCAGATACCGATATACACGGTGTGCCAACTGAGAAGCAGTCAAACGTGCACTCATTTTGCAAAATCCCCCTTTGCATCCATGTACCCAGATATGTACTGTAATACTTCGTCCAAGTCCTTTGCCGTGTTTGTCGGAACATCAGCCTTGACCATAGTACGAGCAAGCGACAGCGCATTGTAGAGCTGAACCAGCTCAGCGGGTTTGTAGTTCTTGAGATACAGTCGAATCATTACAACCACCCCTTCAACATAGCATACAGGTACAGGCCAAAGCATACAGCAAAAGCCGCTAAAATAGGTGCGATACACTGGAAATGATACAGAGACATTTTTCATGCCCTCACTTTCTCGTGGTAGTTCCCACGTTAGTACCCTGTACAGCGGTACAGGATACCGGCCTAGGAATTACTATTAGAAATAACCAACATCCATACCAACTTTCTTAGCAAGCGTGGTAAAGGCTTTATCATTGGCACTGCAATTATCAATCCAACCACAACGTTCCTCAGCAGTTGTAAACATCCTTGCCATATCCCACGCCAACCGGACGTAAATATCACTGTATTCACCGGACTTCTGAACAGCCGTAACATATTCGGCCCACCGCTGACGATTGAACACATCACTGAACCAGTATTCAGCACGGGACTTGAGAATCGGATAATACTTTTTCATTTTCATAATTGTACACCTCTACAATGTATTTTGGCTTGTCATCATCAGCGTACAAGTTGCCGTCTTGTGCGGACACCGGAAAACCGGTGTTTCGACTTAGTAGTGGAAGTGTTTGCCATACTTCTGGTACTCATTACAGAATTTCATAATGTCATTATTGCAAAGCACATCAGCCAACGTGGACTCATTTGCCCACGCTTCTTTACATTCAAAGTAATAGTTGCACCCAAACAGTTCATGCGTGAACCTGTTGACGTGGCGGGCTGTAGTACGGCTGTATGCCGGATTAAACATCACATTAGTTACCCACACAAACTCACCGTCTTTTTCCACCCGGTCAATCTCAAGAATAGTCGTGCGATAGCTAACCAGACGAATAGAAACCAGCACATTGCAATTATCATGCACAAACTCAACATGAGTTTGGGCACTAGGCATGGAACGCAGATGATAATTCATAGTAGTCATAATAGTACATCTCCTCAATGATACTTATTTTGTGTTCGTGGATATCCCCACGTTAGAACCCTCAACAGGGTTGAGAGTTCCGGCCTGTGGATATCAGTAGCAAACAACGTTCTTGAACTTCACATCAAACTCGTCTGTGCCGTCACCGTGAAGTTCACTAACGTTGCCACAGCAAACCAGCCTGTTGTCGGTATCACGCAGATACCAGCGGGAACGGTCAAACTCTAGGTGGTCACCCCACACAGAGCACACATAATTCCAGCGGCGGTCACCCCATTCGGTGGTGCAATCAAGGTACATCTCAATCTTAACAGTCTTTTTCATAAGAACATCTCCTCAATGTTTCTCTTGTGATTCAATTTGTGGTTTCTTTCCACCTATATTGTATCACATTTCTTGCTGTTTGTCAAGGGTTTTCTTTGAACCTCTGTTTTGGACTTCTCTATGCCGTTCCATATGGTTCTCTGTTGTTCCCTCTTTCATTGACTAT